GGAAAAACTCGGAAAATTTTTCGTTCGGGATTTGATCCCGGATTTGCGCTGCGCGGTGTGCAGCGTTGAAGAAAATATTCGAGCCATGGGCCGGAAAGGCGCACGTTTAGAGAGGGCATATCATACCGATATCGCCGGGCTCGTGCAATTTACCGGCAAGACCGTGAACCTTAAGTGGAATGAAACAATCACGTCGTTGAAGGATGTGAATGGTATTCTGACCATGAAACCCCGGGCTATACAAAATCTTCCTCCACTGATGCACGCAAAAATGGGGGGGGATGCAAGAAGCTTTGCCGACGAATTGCATCGTTTGTTTGATGGACAAACGACTGTCGTTTGCGGCGTGCCTGTTCGTATCTTCTTTGCTTCAGGATACGCACAAGCCAGGTTATCAGAAATTGGAAGGGCCGCGCAGGAAGGACATTGTGTCTTTGCCATGTCCGGGGACGATTCGTTCGTCGCCTGGGGCGGTTTGAAAATTGAATTCGGCGGTGAGGCCGATCAATCCATGTTCGACCATACACAAGATGAGGGACCCACAAGAAAATTCATGTGGCAAATCCTTTTAAGGCTTGGTATTTCGTTGGACTTCTGTAAGCTTGCTTTCGATGCATGTAGCTCAGGGTACACAATCCGTAAAGGGCGGTTGTTCTGTAAGGGTGGGGCAGGAGTTCAGCTCCCCACCGGTATAACAACCACGACGTCGTTTAATTCGATGTCTACCTTAGCCATGTTTGTGTGGTTCCTGATGAATCGCGATAGATTGAAAGGATTAGTTGACGCGGGCCTTGAATTGGGCTTTACTGTAAAATACGCAGCGCGCGACGACATTTTCACTTCCACTTTCCTAAAAGGATGGTGGCAGCAAGGGGAACAGGGTGTGGATTGGATTCCGCTGCCCTCCGCTTGTCTTAAAATTGGGAAAATGCTAAACGATCCTATTTCGGTCACTCGCGTGACCCGCCGCGGGAAGAAAAGTTATTTGTCTCCGGTGGAGGCAATTCAACAGTGTTCTTCCGCACTCGCCAAGTCGTACGGCGAGTTGGACCGGAGTTATCCGATCCTAGGTGAGTTCCTCTTTACCATGATACGCTTAGGAAAGCAACCAAGGAAGGTGCTTGGCAGTTTGCAAGAGTCCTGGAAACCATCCATGACTGCGGTTAAGGTTGACCGCCAAACAGCTCTCGCATCTATTGAGTCTAGATATGGAATCACCGTTGAGGAGGTGGAATCCGTTGAAAGACTGCTCCGGACTGTAGTCGCGTTGCCGAGTTATATCGAACACCCAGTGTTTGATAAACTCTGTGATGTCGACTACTAGTCCGGCACAAGTGCAGCAGCCTACGGGCGGAGGTTCGCGATCTCCCACTTAGCAGCGCGGGGGGGCAACAAAATATGCCCAACAAAAACAAAAATAAAAACAATAAAAAGAAGCAGG